ATGCCTTGCCTCGACTTTAAGTGTAGGTTCTGGGGCTGGTGCGGATAGTTCACCGTACTCCCACCGAATTTGCCCTGCTTGGCGAGCGTGTCGGACGATGATGTCCCCTGCGAAATCTCCGTTAGCATTTAACATACCTGCACGGCCTCGTCGTTTGGTCAGCGAGAATTTGAAGACAGGCTCTTCACCGGGCTGACGGACAAGGACGCCGACCTCTCGGACGTAGTTAACCAGTTCCGATGCCCCTGCACCTGAGTAGGCTAGATCGGACGGAGTCTGACCCTCTTTGTCTTTGGCTGACTTTGGTTTAGTAGTATGGTGGACGGCTACAAGTATGCAACCTGTGTCCTCGAGTATGCGCGCGACACCGTGTCTTAGGAATTCTGTCATTTGCTTCTGATCGGCTACTTCAATGCCGGCAAAGGAAAGCAGAGGGTCGACTAGAATTACATCAGCTCGATGCAGCTCGATGAGTGAACGCATCTGCTCAAGAAACTTTTCCCCAACTGAATTGGTGTCCCGATAAATAAATAAATTCTCGTCGAGCGTTTGTTGCTCGCTGGCAAATAGATTCATTCCTGCGGTAATGTCCTGATAGGCTTCGGCTACATCACCGAGGTCGTTCTCTGCCTGTAGCATCACCACGCGTAATGGTCGCTTGGCTTTGATTCCAAAGAATTGTCGATTGATACAAAGTGAAACGAGAAACTGTAAAGCGAACGATGATTTACCGACGCCTGACTGAGAGACCAGCAGTAGAGAACCGCCCTTGCAAAGCCAGCGATTACCGATGACCGTGTTCGGGTCTTCCTTACGTTCAAATGTTTTCATCGCCTCAATGTTCATTAGAACCGGGCCAGACTTCTTCTCGCGTTTGATTAGGCTCTTCAGTTGTCCTTCACTGTATGCAATCAGACTATCAGGCTCAGCGTTCGGATCAGAGGCAAGTCGTTGGACGTGTTCGGCATTGATGGCGATGGCACGGAGAGCTGCGGTGCGTTTTATCTCATCACTCCAAGCCTGGTTAAGTCGTGATTCCTTTACCTCGCTCGTTAGTTCGTTAATGTAGTGTGCCTGCACCGTTGAATTGTTTGCCCGCAGTGAGTTGAGGATAACAAGTTCGTCGGGGTGATTACCTTGCTCGTTTATTTGCTTAATGCAAAAGGCAATCTCTTGGTGGATTGGTTCGAAGAAGTCGGCAGGCGATAGGTCTTTAATGTCGAGGCCGTCACGGATCACAACACCGAGCATATAGCGTTCGGCATAAATTGCAGAGGGGAGTTTTAACATAGGGTTGTTGGGAGAGTCGTATGTGTCGGCAGTTGGGTTGCCGTTCAAGATAATTATTTAGCGTCGCGTTTCCAGTAAATCGAGTTCGAGTAACGCAGTGGCTTCCATTGAGCGAAGTCCGGTAGATAGTGGAGTTTGGTTTTAATGAGGCCAGTGCAGGCGTATTGTATTTTCTCAACGCGGAATTGTAGGCCGTGCTTTTTAGCGTACGCGTCGACGGCGTCTTTACTTACTTGGAAGTGGTTTGCGATTTCTTGACGCGTTAACCATTTAACCGGCAATTTTGTTTTCTTATCGTCGATGCCTTCGAGTGCCTGGTGCAAACGATTGGCGAGTTTGTTAATGTCGCGATTCATTTTTTCGGTGACCATATATTCAGATCAGACTGCCAGACCCAATTCTTTCCGACCCGATGTGCCAGCCATACTTTCCAATCGTTGCCATCTATAAAGCCGTAAGCAAAACCCTGACCGTGTCGGCTCGTCGCTAATCTCATCGAGCTATAAGCCATGTCATCGGTACGGCATAGGCAACCAGCAGAGTAAGCTGCACCGCCTCCGTGCTTTTGTAAATTTACCTGTTCGAGTCGGTGAATGTGTCCGCAGATAAAACCGCCACCAGTATCAGCGTAGTGTATGCCTTGTTGGATAACTGCGTTCGTACCGTGTGCATAGCCGTGACCGAAAGCCACAGGCCCGAGGCGATAAATTCCTTTCTTAGCGTGATAGGGCAGGATTACTTTTGCACCGGCTTTTCTCGCAGCTGAATTGATAGCGGTCTTCACGTCCTCGCAATAGTCGCGAACAAGTGCCGAGCCTGAGTTGCTGATCAGATGGTCTAAGCGTGCTTCGTGGTTGCCCCACAGGTATACCGTAGGCTTAAACATATTCAGAAAGTCGATGCCACCTTGTATGTCTTGTTTAAGGCTCTCCGCAGATTCCGCATCGTTACCAACCCCACGACGCAGTGATCGGAAGTCAAAGCAGTCTCCCAAGTGTACGCGCACAGTGGGCTTATAGTCTTTAATAAATTGCTGGACGGCTTGGAACGACTCCTCGTCGACCATATCACCGTGGTTATCGCCTACTGCGACGAATCGTATTGGGTTGCTCATTTTTTTAGGGTTAAATTCATTTGTAATATAATCGCGTCACGCATCTTCTTAGCCTCAGTAAAGTCTTTAGAAAGTTTTCTCATGATAAATACGTCTGTACGTTTGAGTCTAAAGTAATAGTGAGTGTTACCAGGTTGCTTGTATAAATAACTGCGTTCTGGGTCGAAGGCATTAAAGTTGTTTTTAGGTGCAGGCACACTATAGTCTGTAAATTTAGGGCAGGAAGCCAGCCAGTAAGCGCGAGCTGGTGTGATTCCAAGTCTCTCCGCATACTCAAGTTGCTCTGAAGTTAGGAACGGTCTGGGCTGATCCGTAGTGTTATGCGTTATAAACTCCATTGCTTTGCGAGCATACGCCCTTCGTGCATAATTAACTGCCGTTGTTCGGTGTCGAAGTGGTACTCCTGGTCGAATCGTACGATGTCCCGAATCTCGCAAATGCTATTAGCCTCTTCAGGGTTAGCAGCTGAAATGCCGGAGGTAGAAATATAAACCGTGCGTACCTTCCAGCCGAGAGGGATTAAAAGTTTCTGACAGACTATCAGCTCGTTCAAATAACGCCAGTCAGTGCAAACTACGGTATCAAGTGCCATACCATCATCATCATAGCCCTGAGCGACCGTCTGGGCCATAATCTCGGCGAAGACCGAAGGCTTTAAGTCTCGGGCAAAAGTTCCACAGGAGACAAGGAAGCGTCGGTTGGTATCCTTGAAGCGGTCATCGTGAAAGTCACCTTGTAAGTCTAGGCAGTCTAGGAAGACATTCGCAGAATCTTTGAGAGAGTCCGCAAAGTTAATCTTCTCTGCGTTCTTTTCTGACCACTCAAGAATGCCGTCCCCGAGCGTGTCCTTGCCTGCTCGAGCGTATCCGCAGATTAAGACCAATGTCCGTTTGGGGAAGATACTCTCCAACGGATCAGTGTGCGCTGAATCGTCCACTTTAGAATGGGGAGTCAGGCTTAGTGAAGTCAGGTACTTGAGGTGCTTCGGCGTTAAGCGTTGGCTGACCATTTGAGTTACCTAAGATTGATTTGATTGATTTGAATTTATATTTGAATTGCGGGCGACCATTCCATTCACCATTTGGAGTCACTTCAAGGTCTACCTCAGCGACACAGTTCGCAGCTGAGTTAATGCAGTCAGTGAAAGCTTCGAGCGTCATTTGCTCGGGAGACTGGACGTACTTGTTGGTGAATTTACCGACGAGCATAGCGACTGACTTTGTGCCGTATTGCGTCGAGTAATTTTTATTAAAGCAAAGACCTTCTGCAGTCATAAAGAAAACTGAGACCGATGGAAAGCCACCAGTGTTCATCTTAAACTTCTCTGGCTTTGGCTTGCAGAGGCGTAAGACATAAACGCCAGAAGCGTCGATAGTGGTGAGTGGTGGGCGATCAGAGGAGGATTGGGTCATAGTATGTTTAGTGTATGTTAAAATTACGCGAAGGTGATTGGCGTTCCTGTGGTCGCTTTATTTTCCCAGTCGAGTGTCTGTATATTTATTCCGCTATCATAGCCGGGCCATACGCCAGACTTAACGCATTCGGTGTAGGTCTTAATGCAGTTCTCGAGTTTGATAATGCCGTCGGTAGCGATGTTTGCACCGAGGTCGTAGATTGCTCCCTGGTATGTTTCTTTCTCGACCACGACAAAACGGAAACCCATCGGACGAACCTTAGTGTATTTCTCGAAGGTGCGTAAGTAAGTCGCAGCTTGAAGGTGGTAATTGTATTGGTAGGCAGTGCGAAGGAAAGCCTTAGGGCTTGCGTCGTCAGTTGTCTTTAAGTCGTACAGCCATACGCGTCCGTCTTTATCTTCGGCTACATAATCGATTGATGACTTAATCGTACAGTGTTCGTTCTCGATTCCTACCACGGTCATTTCGGTAGCAACAGGTTTGCTCACTCCGTATTTATTTAACAGGCCCGACATTGCGTCACCGAGTTTCAGCGCGGTCTCGTACTCATCAGCGTCGCAGGCCTCTTCATCTTCTTTTAAGTTATCAATAAAGAATTGGTGGATTTCTTTTCCTTCTTTGGTTCTGCGATCAGCGTCGGGCTTAGGTTTATACTTTTGAAAAAGTTCATTCTGTAATACGCAGGCGTGAGTTAATTTTCCGATGCGTAGTGCTTTAGTCTCTTCGCGTGGAGTGTTAATATATAATTGATAATGAGCCGGACTTTTGAGCAGGGCCTTCATTGAACTGTAATTTAAACACTGCAGGGCATTATATTGAACGCGTTTGATGTCGAGGATAGGCATAGGTGTGTTAGTTAGTTGTGGATAAAGTGTGAATTAAAGTTCTTGGTCATCCCAAAAAGGTTCTTCAACGGTATGCGATACTTCTCGAGCGTGTGCAAGGGCTAATTCAGCGTAGTGTTCCAGGCGTTCTAAATTGTTCCGGCTAACGCGTAGGGCTAGGACGATGGAGTGTATGCGGTCGTGCAAAGGCTTGACATCGGCAATCTCTTCCAAGCGTTCAGGCTCGATGCGGTTGGCTTCTATGAGAGCTGCGAGTATAGCGTTCTCTAGGTTGGCGTGGTCGTTCTTAACGGTCTGGGTGTTGTGGTTAAGTTCGCAGTCAGCCAGGTTGTCTCGGATTAAGCGGAGTAGGCGCTCAATGTTTTCTGTAGTGGAGTTGCTCATTGTATGTTAAAAGTCGGCTTCGATAACCTTTTGCTTACCCCGAACATAGATTTTATAGTCGGAGCGTTCAAGGGTTGGTAAGTATTCTTTCTTCCACTTCTTGAGTTTACGGCTAAAGTCTGCTTTAGTCTCTTCGCGAATCTCAGGGAAGGCTTCCTGATCTAGCCAAAGCACCAGCACATATTCCTCGGTGCAAGCGTTCAGCGATTTAATAACGGCCTTAGGAATTGTTTCCATTTTCTCTGCGTTCCTTGTAGTATTTGTCGAGGTCTTCGAGTGCGCGTATCCATCGGCCTTCGTAAGATTGAGATTCAACCCGCCAATATAAAACCTGTTGCTCAAGTATCTTCTTTTCTTGCTCAAGAAGTTTGACCTGCTTCTCCAGCACATCAATCGCCAGAGCGTTGAATTTGTCAGTCAGTTCCTTACTCATTTTTCTTGAATTATGTATGTTCCGCTAATTGCGATAAACTTTTCTTGGTCATTCATAAACCAGACCCCATCACCATTAGCTTCAATAACGCTTGTTATATTCCAAGTTTTAATCACTTCACCATTAGCACTATAAAGAATAACAGTTCTGTTTAGGCCAGTTGTATTTGACGTATATTTTTTAGCAGTAGAACGGAAACCGTTACATTTTGTTAAACAAAAAAGCCCACAAATAATAAATAAAACAGAAATTAAAAAACCCCAATTTTCTTTTAAAAAGTCTTTCATTTGATTTCAGTTTTAGGATTAAGTTCACGCCATTCCCAAATCGCCTTCTTCATCTCAGTCGTACTGCCGTTGAGCATTAGGAAGGCTAGGCGATCACCGGCAATCTCAAGTGCTTTGATACGGGCTTCGGCAGTCAGGAGTTTATTGTGGTTGGTGATACCAGCAACGAGGTCATCGAGTGAGACCACAGGTACGTCTTTCATAAATTCTTTATCGGACATTGTTAGTTCCAGGAATAGTGGTTTGTTTTACTGTCGAGGTTTGCCCGAATACTTCAGCACCTGTACGCGTCGCAGCTTGAGGTGCTACAGGCGTTAATCCATTTCCATCGGTGTCTGAATCGACGCTAATACCTGCCGATGTAGTCAAAGTAATGCGTCTAAGATAAGTTATTGCAGATGCAATATTTTGTGGTGTCATATTCTCAGCCTTAATCATTAGTTTTCCAAATGTGAACGATGTGCCTGATGAGTGTAGGAAAGATGTTTCAATGCCGACTTTGCCTTCTTCGCTAATAAGGGTCTGAATCAGCGCGAGGTTGTGCTTATGCAGTATTGGTTTAATTGCTTCGAGTAATGCATCAAGTGATACATAACCAGACTTTTTTGAAGCAGTAGAAAACGCAGGGTTAATTTTGTTTGCCTTAACATTTTCAAACTCAGCAAGAGCATTGATTAAGTCGGCAGTGGGTGTTGTTGGTTCTTTAGTAGGCATAGGTTTTATTATTTTTGTTTTGGTGTTTTTGGAAGTGGCATCCAGAGGATTGGAAAACAAACATAATCATTATCAGCATACCAATTCGCAAAAATTATATCACCTCCTTTTTGTTTTCTAAAATTTGCAATAAACGGTTTTGTAGAGTGTTCTTCTATTGCAAGAACCCATGTTTCATCTTTCGGTGCTGTTTGAATAGATTGCCATTGATTGTTGTTCATAGGTTTATTTGTGGTGAAAATTATGAACGTAAAATTTTGATAGCGGCTAATAGTAAAATAATTCGATATGTAAGAATTATACCTGCAACAAATAATCCTCCAAGTATTTTAGATATTACTTTAATGTTATCTTCTTTCATAAAATTATTTAGCGAGTTTCTCAATCTCTTCGACTGAGTATTGTCCAATCTCGCCTTTGATACGGAGATTAAAATACTTCTTATCGTTCTTAACCGTGGGCTTCAAGAGCCGGGCCACTGATCCATCGACGAGGACAATGTATTGAGAGTTTGGAATCTGTTTAACGTAATCAATTCCGTCTTTAGGTTTATTCATGATAGTTTGTTTTTAAGTGCGTAATGTAATAGCAAATAGGCATCAGCCGTAGCAAGTGTAATTCGCTTCTGATTAGGAAATAGTTTTATCGCTTCGTCTTTGAGTTTATTTTTCCACTGCGTCGTGCTTTGCTCACCTTTCGTCCCGATGTTGAGATACTTTTGCCAGGCTTGGGGCGTGATGTGGTGCGTTTTATAATTTGCAAATTTCCCCACGATCCAGCCGTATGAGTAGCCGAGTTTGAACGCAGCTGACGATGGAATAAACTTTCCAACGTAGGGTGGTACTTTCTCAACAACGATAATTGTTTCTCGGTTAATTGTAAGCCCTGCGAGTTCAGCATTCTTACCGCAGAAAATAGTAGTCCCTCCTTTATAAGCAAATCCACCGTTCGCTCCTGGATCGATTGCGAGGAAGTAAGTTTCTGGGTCTTGGTACACTTAGCCATAGTCGTATTAGTTAAAGGTTTTGCAAATGGGTTTATTTGCGGGTCAAGTTTCCGACGCGTTCAGCGTAATCCGATTTAGCGCGACGATGGTCGAACCCGATACGGTTCGCAGCTGTGAAGCCCATATTCCAACACAGGGCTAATTGTTCAGGCGTAGGGTCTTTGATACCCTTAGACGCTAGACGGCTTCTCAAGGAACGTAGGAGTGCAAGGGCAACGGTGTCCTGAGTCTTAGCGTCTTTCCATTGGTCGTAGGAATAGGCTGGTTTGCCTTCACGCATTAACTGGGTGCAACCGTCTATCCACGCTGATCGGTGAAGTTGGTAAGCCCCGCGAGCCTTGCCGTTATCTCCGATGGCGTTGTAGTCTTCGCCTGTCTCGACCTGAGCAATAGCGGAAGCGATAGCCACATCGTCGAAAGCGTGGGCGTAGTTAGCGATGAGGGTGAATGCAATGAGTGACATAAGTTTCATAGTCGTATTATTTAATGTCTCCGGTAGGAATCACTCGCTTACAAGTAATCGCAAAGCCGTCGGGGTATTTGTATTCGTAACTTAACGCGATACGACCACCGAAGTCTGAGACCATAAAGAACGAGTCAGTGATACCGTCACGGGCTAATTCTTTCTTAGCAGTCTCGAGGTGCTTCTCGGCTAACTTCTTAGCGTTCTTGAAGTGGATAATGTCTCCACGCAAGATAGCGTCGTTAAGATAACCCAGCTCGTAGATGAGCCAAGTGATGGTTTTGTGATCGGTGAATTTCATAGCTGCGGAGTTTTGATGGTGTTGGGATAGGTTGTAGTTCATACCCCATCAGTCATAACCTTTGACTGCCATCTGTCCAGCCCAAATGCAAAACTTTTGACTAACCCTAAAACAGGCTAACCAGATAGACCTTAGACTACCCCTACCAGACCCCCAATAGACCCATCTAGAATGCCCTAGGAAGCCTTTTGATGCCCCTAGCGTCCGAATACCCCAACCCCTTAGTTTACGTCTAACTTCTCGGCTATCCGTTCGAGAGTATGACGGGTCAACCTTAACTCAGTCTCGATGGAAGCCAAGCGTGCCGAGGTATTGCGTTCGCTTTCCTCGAGTCGTTTGATGCGGTCTTCAACCTGGCTAACTCTCCACGGGATCACCGCCCAAGCTGCGAGGGCTGACGCGATTGAAAGTAT